CAATAAAACTAAGTTTTCTTATATTTACCTCACAGATAACAAAAAAGCCCCGGAACTTTGGACGGAAACGGGGCTTTGCAAACTGCGAGATCAATTATGAACGTAAAAGTTAACTCATTCAACTCATTTGCATTTGTCAGCATGGCTGCTCTTGCAATCTCTGGTGGTTCTTTAGTTGCTTGCCAATTGCAACCAGCTTTCCAAACAAAAGAAGCTCCTTCTCTATTTACCCCTAAGACTCAACCAAGTACTTACGGTGTTTTAACCGCAAAAATCACAGGTAAACATTCTGGCGTTGCCGTCATCAAATTAGATAGCTTCCGTTTAAACGTTAGCTTTGATTTTGAAGCTCATCCAGACAGTTACGGCGTTCCGGGTTCTGAATTCACTGCTGTTGATATTACTCAACTCACAGTAAATGAAATCACTGATATTAACGGTAAGTCATATAACGATTTCACCGAATTTGAAGACATCCGAAACATCAATGGCCTTCTAAAAGGCTTCATCGAACGTAACAAGTTGGTGGAGGCTTAAAGATGACTAATTTCAAAAAACACCCTGACGGCTATATGTCATTTTTAGGCCGTGATGATAAGGGCCTCTACTCTGTCCGCATTGGCTGGCAAGTGTACGCATCTAATGCTAATGGCTCAGTTCTTTACAAGGTGAAGGACTCAGTTAAGACACCTTTGGACGTTGAAAAGTTCCAAACTGACTATCCAAAAGTTTGGAATGAACTCACACAAGAAATCGACTTCCAACGCAGAAAGCAGCTCGCAATAAAGCTACGTGAAACAAACATCCCTACACGTGACCGCAAAGCTTATAAAACTAAGCGCGGCTTCACTGGCTCAAGATAAGGATAAGAAAAATGGCTTTACCGATTATTACTGCTGACCAAACTTTATTGGTTCAAGCAATTATTGTGTACCTTTACGCTGATCCGGGTTTAGGTAAATCATCGATGGGCTTTACTGCGGAAAAAGCAATTTCTTTTGACTTTGACCGTGGTGCTCACCGTACTGGTGAATTACGTCGTGGTGCGGTTGTACAGGTTCAACAATGGAGTGATGTTGCAAACCTTACTCCGCAGGACTTAGCACCATATAAAACCGTAGTCATTGATACCGTGGGTGCAATGCTTGAATGCATTAAAACCCACCTGTTACTTACGGCAAATAACCGTCAAAAAGATGGTTCTTTAAAGTTAAAGGCTCAAGGTTTAGCGAACCAAACGTTCAAGCAATACATCAATACTTTGATCAGTTTAGGTAAAGATGTTGTTTTCATTGCACACGCATCAGAAGATCAAAACGGTGATCAAATTATTTACCGACCAGATCTAGGTGGTAAAAACCGTAACGAGCTTTACCGTATCGCAGATGTCATGGGTTATCTAACAACTGTTACTACTGGTGAAGGTAAAAATGCCCGCGTTATTAATTTCAAACCTTCGCCTACACATCATGCGAAAAACTCAGGTGCTTTAGGCGGTGAAACCGGTGAAGTATGGGTACCTGATCTTAAAGCACACCCTACTTTCTTGGCTGACCTGATTACTCAAGCTAAAGATCACATTAACACCTTAACGCCTGCACAACTTGCAGCAGCTAAAGCCCAAGAAGAGCTAGAAAACTGGAAACAAAGCTGTGAAGAAGCTGAGCATGCAGGTGACCTTAATCAATTAACTGAGTCGCTTGATAAAGAACACATGTATTACCAGAACATGCGACAAGCAATGTTAATGAGAGCTAAAGCATTGAATTGCACGTTTGATAAACAACGTGGCACTTGGATTAGTCCCCCTGAATTTAACGGCATCTCAGATCAACAAAGAGACGAACTTCAAAACTTTATTGCTGAACGTGGCCTAGACGTAAAAACAGTATGTGAGCACTTAGGTATCGATGCCCTTATTCAAATTGAAGCAGCAAAACTTAAGGCAGTTAAACAAGACATTGAAACATTAGCTAAAACGGGGATGACAGCATGAATAATCTAATCACTGCAGCTGAAGCATTTGCAGCTCTTCAAAAAGGCAAAACTGTTCTTTGTCGTCCTATTGGAGACATGTTGGACTTTTCTGACTTAGATCAATTCCCCGCTTCTGTTTTTGGTAAACCGGGTTTTGAATTCTGCATCAAAATCGAAACTATTGAGCTGGCTGGCATTACATTCACAAAGCCATTATCTATTGATGAGTATGAAGAGGGTCAGGAAGTTTTTGTAATTACTACATATTCGCCTTCTATTTACGTCGTGAATTTTAAAACCACCGCATTAATTGATTCTATTAACTGTGGCTTCGTTCAACGTGATGCAGAAAACGCCAAGCTTCAATTAAAAGCACTGTCCAAAGCGTTAGGTTTTGAAGTTAATGATGACTTAAGTGTTATTCGTCTTGGTGAGGAACCTAAAAAACAGAGAGGCAAAAAATCAAAAGCTGAGCCAGTGGCAAAAGTAATACCTTCTGAAGTTTTCCCTGCAGATAAACAGCCAGCGATTGTTATTACAGAACAAACTAATGTCACAGCTTCCGAAGACCTATTAACTCCAGTTACTAACGAACTTAATATTAAGCCGAATGTTAATGCCCAATTTGAAATTTTGCTTGATGCAATCCGTATTTGCCAGTCAGAAAAAGAGCTAGATTCAACTTGTGCGAATCTTGAAAAAGAAGGCTTTACTCAAGAGCAAATTGACCAAATAAATCTGGCTAAGCAAGAACGATTAATTGAACTCGATTTTATTGAAATGGATGCTGCTGATACAGCTAGTGAACAAGTTTTTTCTGATTTAGATGCGCAAGCAAATGATGAAGTGGCAACCATTTCAATGCCTGAAAATTATGAATCATTAGTTCAAAGCATCCAGAACTTTCATACCCCTGAAGAAGTTAATAGTGTTATCCGTTACACCACTAAATGGACGGAGGAACAACGTAAGCCACTATTAAATGAAATGCACAAACGCCTTGCAGAGTTAAAGCAAACAAAACAAGAAGATGATGGATTATCACCTTTAATCGTCCGCCTCCAATATGCGGCAGATCTAAAAACGCTTGAAGAATTAGAGTTAGAAATTCCTTCACGCCATCAAGACGTTCATAAAACCTTATGGAATATGGCCAAAAAGCGCCGTAGTCAACTCAATGCGGCCGCTCATGAACCAGCATATCTTTTAGAGGATGGCCTCTAATATGAAAGATCAGTACAAGAAAGTGAGCCAAAAACACATGCTTGGTTTTATGTACTACTTGCAATTGCTGGGCTACGTAATAGTCCGGCAAGGCATGGATCAAGCAATGTTTCTAACCAAACATTATGCGGTACCAGTCGCTTGGCGCCGCATAACGATCGACTATCACAACCGATTAAATAAACCGGCACAACAACTTTATAAAGAGTTTGTTGAGTGGACTAAAGAAGAATATTTGAGGGCTTAAAAATGGAAGTAAGAATTAAATCTGTAAATGGCTCAAGTCCTTTACCAGCAAATTTACAAATGGATGTTGTTTATAAAGCTGTTCGCATAGATGCCAATCGAATGAAAGTAACTTGTGATGATGGTCAAGTGATTACAACAAGCATTTCAAAATCTGGTTATTTGGGCGATTGGGGTGAATGGGAAATTTTAAGTGAGGATTCTCAACAATGAGCAAAGTTATTGGTGAAGTTAATTTGAGCCCTAGCTGTATTGAAGGTACTCCGGATCAGGTAGCTGTTCATATTTTTGAAAAAATCATTTGTCCAAGTACTGAAGAGCTTCTCAAAAATAATCCTGAGGCTGCAAAGGTTTTTGCATACCACATTTTTGGTTTAGCGCTTTCTCAGCTAGCCGAATTCCATTCAACTAAAAGTTTAGATAAAGCTGTAACCGTTACCCTTCACAACCTTTTGCGTCAATTGAAGAAAGAACGTAATGAGTTGAGGAACTAAAGGATGAGTGGATTAAAAGTTAAAACATGTGATTTTTGTGATGACGGGAACGGTGAATGCATTTTCCCCTATTACGGCCTTGCCCCTCATATTCATACGAAGCCAATTGGCGGTACTGAATTTATAGATGTTTCATTACCTGAAAACTTTAGTCCTGATGGGGATGGTTTAGGCATATATACACACTGTCTGAATTGTGGGGGTGATGGCACATATGAAGGCATCCAGTTAGAAGTTAAAGCGGAAAGTAAGGAGGAGTAAATGTTAAAAGATCTGAGAAATCTATCTGATGCAGAGCAACAAGAATATTTGGATCGCTTCATAATGGCTAATGAAGAACAGAAGTTTCCTCAAGAGGTTGTAGCACTTTATTTAGATTGCTCGCCTTGGACATTAGCTAGAATGCGTTGTGATCAATCATCACTGCCTTTCTCGAAAATTGGGAGACGTGTTTCATATAAAAAGAAAGACGTTTTGAAATATGAGCAAAGCAAGACTGTGCTTAATACAGCACAGCTTGCAACAGTTTAAGGCGGTTAAACCGCCTTTATTTCTTTTAATCTTTCTGCCCAAACAGATTGGTAATTAAAGCAATCAATCTTGCCTTGATACACCGCTTCAATCATGTTCATTGAAGCTCTTAATTCCTCATCTGGAATTTGAACATATCCACCTGTCACATCAATTCTTGGTTTAGCCGTGTGATTAAGAAGTCTTTTTGTCACATAAATATTAAATCTTAAAAGGTTGCATATAGTGGCAAATGTACGGCGGAAATCATGCATTGAAACGTAATAGTCAACTTCTTTACCCACTCTATTCAATAATGTATCTACCTTAGTCGCATGCATATTCCACGAAGTAGGCATCTTAGTAGCTGGGAAAACCCAATCGTTTTCTCTTAATAACCAACGTTCACGCAAAATACTGTGTAGATGATCACCAATAGGAAAAGTATGATCTGAACCATTTTTGGTATCTCTAAAAGTTAAGGTACCATTTTTAATATCTACATCAGACCACTTTAGACAACATGCCTCCTGTTTACGGCATCCCGTATACATGCACATCAATACGATATCCCGATGCGTGTTTGACCTAGCAGTATTTTCCAGATTCAACTCATCTTCATAATGAAGCACCGCATTGTAATATTTGTGAATGATGTCTTTATGGAGATGTCTATCCCTACTTGCTATTTTATTCCAACCTCTGGTTACGGAAATAATGTCAACTGGATTACTTTTAAGAATCGGGTTCTCATCTGTTGAATAAAGAACATGAATATACTTCCATAAGGTACCTAAAAGAGATACAGCACCATTTGCTGACGACTCACTTACTTCTGATACCTCAATAAATCGATCCAGTACTTCTTGCTTAGATATCTGGAAAAGCTTTTTGTTGCCCCACCCCAAATATAAATCAAAGTACTTACGGTACTGCCTAATTGTTTTTGGTCTAAAGTCATTTCTATCAATATAAATTTGAAGAGCTTCATTGACTGTAATATCTAAAGGATTAGCAACATTCTTTAATTTGATAGGCTTTTCATATTCATTGTTTGAAATTTTCGCCAGGATCATCTGAGCTTTTGCTCGAGCATTTGTTGCAGGAATATCGGTAGTTTTACCAATTGTCACTCGATAGAGTTCACCTTCATGCCTCCTTTCAACAATATAGGTTTTACTTTTATTAGTTACCCGAACAGCAAAACCGATCAGTTCTGCATCTCTATATATTTTTTGACCTTTTTCAGTTAATGGAATAGCATCAACAGTAGATTTGTTGAGTTTCATGTCTTAAACCTGTTTTAGCGAAATTTGATTTAACCATGTTTCTCAACAGTCTACAAATAGTCTACAAGCTTTTTCAGTTAACAATAAAATACGTCATTTTTTGATTATAAATTATTGTTTTCATTTACTTTAATAAAAATACAAAAACCACAGGTATATTATAAAAGAAGTAGAATCCGCCTAATCTGGTTTGGATTGTAAATGGTGGGAACAAGACGTGAACCTTTGTATTTTCAATAGGTTAAAAATTTCAGATAGCTGTATATGAATGTATTCATTTGCTCACACTTATAGGATGCATGTTTTTAAGCCCCATACATATCAACTTACTGACTTTCGTAATTCTATCATTTCCCACAGATGCAAATAATGTATTAAATGAAATACTTCAGGTTATTAGTTTATAGATGGGCTGGATTTAAAGTATTAAAAAAGCCTATTCATATATGAATAGGCTTTTTAGTTTTTATCAATTATTCGTCTTACTATGAATACAAGTTATGCTAACTTCTTTGCTTCTAAGTAGTGAATATCAGCAATTTGTGCATCCCAAAACTCATTCCATAAAGCACAATAATCCATACAAAGCGTTGTTAAACTCTCATAGTCTTCTTTAGTTATTGCTTGCGCTAACGCAAACCAGAGATCATCTTCATGATCATCATCTGCTGCTTCTGAGGTTTCGTCAGTAGATACCCCATGAACATGGTAATAGCCACCACCTTCAACATCCACGCCAATAGCCTTAGTCGCTTCACGAAGTGGTGGGCTAAAAAGAATCACTTCTTCTTCGGCCACTGCAAGTAAAGCAACTACTTTAATATAACTATCATAAGATGATTCTAGAAAATTTCTTACCTGATCTGCAATTTTTGAAGGTTGATACTCTCTACGGTCCTTCTCACTCAAACCATAATCATTCAATAAATCTTCATATAAAGGATAATGTGCATACTCCGGATTACCTAGATAATAATTGTCCGGGTCTGTTCCTGGTCTAAAACCAAATTCATCAAGTACATTTAAACTTAATAAAACGCGTGGAAACATTTTAGCTCCAGAATGGAGTTTAGGCTCCAATTGTTTTGTCTGGAACTGGGCCATTAATAAGGCATCAGTAAAGATCTGAACAATCGCATGACGATATTCTAAATGAATTCTTGTTAAAGTGAATTTATCAAGCAATCCATTATTTAAAACTTCGATCGCCGGATGTTTACATACTGGTAATTCAGCAATTCTCGCTCTTAATTGTTTGAGAAATTTTAGATTTTCTTCCCACTGTTCTGTAGGAATACTATTCTTCATCCCCAGTAATGCCTTTTGTCTTGGATTATCGAAATCTTCAAATTTTTTTGACATAATCATTCTCAATAACAAATTAATTCTTATAGTTAGGTTATGAGTTCCCCATTATTTTAATCGTGCATTCATTTGCTACTAAATAAAATTGTATACTCATCCCTAAACAATTTGATATTAGGTTTATTATTACTACAAATCAATGGATAATTTAATGAATTTTTTTAATGAATCAAATAACAATTAATATCGAA